TGGGTCCGGCATCTGTGATCTTTGATGAGTCTCATCGAGGCAAATCAGACAAGCGGTGGGAGTCGATTCCTTTGGGTGACGGAGATCCCCGAGAGCAAGAGGCCGAGGCGAAACGTCGAGGCGGTTTCATCACAGAGCAGGACGGATGCTCGATGATGGTGGTCCCTCGTAAGAACACCACGATGAGTGCAGCCAAACTGGCAAAGGCTTGCTACCGGAGGTGCTGCACAACAGCCACTCCAATCAAGGACAGAGTGCGGGATCTTTGGGGTCAGTTGGATCTGGCAGAGCCTCACAGTTGGGGCAACAAAGGTGTCTGGATGCGGAGATATGCTGACGCCAAGCCGGGAATGTATGGAGGGCTCGATACGACAGGAGCCTCCAACCTTGATGAGTTGAGAGAGCGTTTGATGGGTTCGGCTCACAAGATTGACTACCGCACAACCCACCGGGATCTACCTCCGAAGCGAAGGCAGTCTGTCTACATCGCTCCGGATGACCAAACTCGACCCGCAGGTGGGTTTATCAAGCAACTCAAAGAAGCCGCCAAACGTGGCCCTACAGCCATCCTCGAAGTGAAGCTGGCTCAGGCCGCGAGCGGGAAGCGCAGAGCGGTCCTTGGGCTGGTTGAGGATCATCTGTACGACAAGCAAAAAGTTGTCCTGTTCACAGGGCGAAGGAGAGATTGTGAAGAACTCGGAGACATCATCAAAAAGTCCCAAGGTGCCAAGAAAACGAAGGCGACTGTGTGGGCCGCGCACGGCGGTCAGAGTACGGCGGCTCGTCAAGAAATCGTGGATGACTATATGGACCATCCCGGTCCTTGTGTGCTGGTCGGTACTGGGGATGCATTTGGAGAAGCGATCAACTTGCATGACACAGATGCCGCCCTCTTTGTCATGCTTCCTTGGACTCCCGGACAGATTAGGCAGTGGGAAGGGCGATTCTGCCGACTCGGGCAGCAACGTCCAGTAGTCATCTACTACGTCATCTCTGAAGATACGGTGGACGAGCACGTAGCCGATAAACTCATTGGTAAACTTCCCGCAGTAGAGCGAGTTTCAGAGGACTCGGAACTTGCGGAGGCTGCACTTGCCATCGGAGGGACTGAAGATCCCGAAGCCCTCGCTGACTCCATTCTCGACAAGCTGTTGGAGGATGAATGAAGCCCGATCTTGTAGACCGACTGGCCCCATTCTCCGGTCTTATTTTACTCCTCTTACTATCTGGCGCACTTTTTCTCTTGCGCTGTGAACTCAAACGGCTACCAGCCACCGCTCCCGAGACTCCCCTACATGAACAATGATGAACGACTACTCATACACACCGGCCCTTCTCCTGCTGGTTGGCATCGACTACAACTCTTTCTGGAATGCCCCCAACGCTACGCATGGAACTACCTCGCAGGGCTCAAAGGGATCAACGAGGACGCGCCGCCGCTGGTCAAAGGTTCGCTCGTTCACCTTGGGCTTGCTCAACATTACGCACAGCTTCGTGAAAAGCAGAATAGGCGCGATCCGAAACTCTATTTCGACCCCATTGAAGCAATCGACGTGATGATTGAGGTCAAGCCTCACTGGAAAGAGCACGGAGAGTTAGCCAAAAGGGTCATTGATGAGTACCTTCTGAAGTGGCGAAATGAACGCTTCAAGGTGGTTGCGGTAGAGGAGTTGCTGGAAGCGCAGATTGAAGGCTACCGATTTACAGGCCGAATGGACTTGGTAGTAGAGGACTCCGAAGGTCGCATTTGGATCATTGACCACAAGACCACAGGGCGGCTTCAGGCACAGCAGCGGAAGTTCTACTCCGTATCAGGGCAAATCCTCGGATACCAAACCCTTGGAAAAATCCACTTCGGAGAGAGGTTTGGAGGTATGCGCCTCAACATGATCCAGCATGGCGGAGATTTCAAGTTTGAACGCTTCGACGTACAACCTGCACCAAAGCTACTCGCCAAGTGGCCAAGTGCAGTCAAAGATGCAGAAGAAGGCATCCAGAAACTCATTGATGAAGGCCGTCCCGCAGACGAGTGGCCGATCGCACCGAGTGAACTGGTTTGCTTTCACCGCTACGGTCCCTGCAACTACGTTGAGCAGTGCAAATGGGGGCATACGGAGCCATTTGAAAAAAGATGACCGGACATCCTTGACAACTGACAAACCCCCACGATAGTTTCACTCACACACAATGACTTTCCACGGATTTCAACATGAGCAAAGACCCAGCTTTGGTTTGCACCTACGGTCCTTCCGGATCGGGGAAAACTACTGACCTCGGATACAGCTTTCCAAACGCTGTTTTCATCGCTGCTCGCGGAGCCCTCCAGCCAGTACGGAGTCTCTGCGGCTACGAGCCTCACAGCATGAAGGCTCAAATCATCGACGACGCGACCAAGTTTCTGGAGAAGCTGTCTACCGTCAAAAACCACGACTTCGATGCCGTCGTTGTGGACGATTTCAGCTTTCTCGCGGAGCAGCAGTTTGCCGAGTATGACAAGCGGTTTTCCGGCTTTACATTGTGGGGCAAGCTGAGAGATTCGGCGTTGGCCTTCCGTAATGCTGCAAGGTACGCAAATGTTCACGTCATTTTGAACTGTTGGGAGCAGGCTCCCAAGGTGAAGGCAGACGGAACTCGTATTCGAGGAGGCCCCATGCTCTCCGGAAAACTACCGGAGCAGATTCCAGCCATGTGCGACATGGTGTTCCGTTGTGCTCATGAACCGATGCGGAAACCGTGGCCCGGTGTCTACCACTGCAAGTACAGCACGGACTATGTGATGAAAGACCGTTTCAACATTGCAACTCGACTGCACCCGGCTCCAATGAATCTCGCGGAGATCCTACGGGCCGCAGGGTACGAAATCGCAAGACACAAAGACCTTGGATGGCAGGAAGAAGTGGTAGCGCAGGTGGCTGCGTCACTCCTTGACGGTCAACCAGTTGCGGAAACTGTCAATGGCTCTTACAAGCATCTCATCGAAGGTGGAGTCACACCCGCCGCAGCCCGATGGACAATGCGTGATGCTCTGGATCGCTCCGTGATTCAGCGTGCTCTTGCTGCGACCGATCATATTTTCATTTCCTAAGCGTCCGGATGCCGCGCATGAGTGCATCCATTCATTCTGTCCTACTTCCTATGGAGATACACACATGGACAACAGTAACCCAAACTTCGACTTCAACATCAACCTCTCTGGTATTCGTGCTGCCTCTGGTGGCGGAATCAAGCTGCCTGAAGGCTTCTATGAGGGAACCGTCAGCGATGCGTTCCAGACCACTTCAAAGAATGGTCGGCCTCAAGTAGCGATCAAAGTTGCCCTCAAAGGCAAGTTTGACGGCATGATTCGTACCGCTTGGCTTGGTATTCCCCAAGGTGAAGATGACGGTGTACGCTACTTCTGGCGTGCAGTGTTTGAGAGCCTTGGCTACCAGCCTGCTGAGATTGATGCTGGAGTTATTTCAGTCAAGCGCGAAGTGCTTGTTGGACGCTCTTGCAGCATCTATTACAAGCCCGGAGACAAGGACATGGGGATCTACGAAGAACTCAAGTTCCTCGCTCCTCACGACTTCGCGCAGCAGAAGGCACAGTTTGACGCTGCCGCCACTGCACCCGGCTCCGCCCTCGGCTCTACTGGTACTGCAAACGCAGCGCCCGCAGGCATCGGCAACGGTGCTGGAGCCCCCATCGGCGGTAACACTGTCACCAAAGATGGACTTCTTGCCGCTTTGAACAGGTAGGAAGTGGAGAGCAGGAAAGCCGCTGCCTCTGGGAATCTGGCTTGACTGGTAGGAGAGACTACCTCTTTTTTTGGATGGAACGATGGCCCCGCAACAACACATTCTGGATTGGTTAGCCGAAACGGAATGTGAAGTCATGCGATTGCAGCCCACTTCTTTCTATGACGATTTCATCATTGGAGTGGGTTACCGCTTCACCTACGGGCCAGTTCTTGCCTACTCTCTCCGGGGCATCTTGAATGCTCACATGGAGCAGGACGGGATGACGTACAGGGAAGCCCAAGAGTTTTTTGAGAGTCAGACGTTAGGGGCTTGGGTTGGACCCGGCACTCCAATGTTCGTTGACTCGGAGCCTACAGATGCCCCTCTATGAGTACAAATGTGACCGATGCGAAAAGCACCTTGAGGTACTACAGCGTCACAACGATCCACCGCCTACGTGCTCGGAGTGCGACATTCGCATGGCCAAGCAGATTTCCCGTACCAACTTCGCCCTGAAAGGCGGAGGTTGGTACAAAGACCATTACGGGCTCAAGCCCTCAACTTCAAACTCGCAGGACTGACCTATGTTGATGGGACCAGACGGAAAACCGATTCAAGCTACCCCTGTTCTTGGGGCACCAAAACTCGAAGATATGCCTATTCTTACCCCTGAGCAGATGGTTCAGGTTGCAGAGCCGATCAAACAGGCTCTTGCTGCCGGGGTGCATCTTCAATCTCCGTGCAATGTGGAGTTTGGGATGATGGCCCAACTTGTGCACACTGTTCTTGCTCTGCAAGCACCTGTCCCTCGCATCGAACGGGAGGCCGGAGAAGAATGAGTCGGTGGTTCAATGTTGACGTGTATGGGAACTACAAAGGTGTCCCTGCTGACCAGAAGAAGATTGTATCCGGAGAGAATCCGGAGCACTTGGCCCGCTATGCCTTGGAGAGCATCAATGACTGTTTTCTTCGAGAGATCGGACGGCTTCCACGTCGGATTGAACTGGAGTTGATTTGGGCTCGAACCCTAAACAAGAAAATGCCTACGAGGATGCCCCGAGAGCCAGAGTCGGAGATCCTTTGACTCAGGCTGACCCATCAAGCTGGACGCCTGCAACTTTGTTTTCTTCGGAAAAGCAGGATTGGAGAACGCCCAAGCACGTTTTCGATTTCTTCGATTCGCGGTATCATTTCCAACTGGATGCTGCGGCACGGGAGGACAATGCTCTTTGCGAAAGGTTTATTGGGCCGGAGGAGGACGCCCTCTCGGTTCCTTGGAAAGCCCAAACTGTATGGCTCAACCCGCCTTACGGGAGAGGGGTTGGAAAGTGGATTGAAAAAGCGTACCGAGAAGCCCAAGCCGGAAGAACAGTCGGAGTCCTTATATTTGCCAGAACGGACACATCATGGTGGCACGACTACGTGATGAGAGCCAAGCTGGTGTTCCTAATCCGAGGGCGATTGAAGTTCCTTGGTGACAACGGAGAACCTAAGAACGCCGCTACAGCGCCAAGCTGTTTTGTGGTGTTCGGGAAGTATCCACCTTCGGACGGCCCTCGCTTTATCTCACTGGATTTCAAGGATGTATGATCCGAAGCAACATGGCGCGAAGTGTGACTCGTGCCCCCTCAACGTGTTTGAGGGGCCTGTGCCTCCTGAAGCGAGTAGGGAAGCCAAGATTGTTGCGGTAGGAGAAGCACCCGGAGAACATGAGATTCGCGAGGGTCGTCCCTTTGTGGGGCCGTCCGGAAACATTATTACACAAACCGCTCTGCGGGCTGGGCTCAAGCGGAGTCACATTCACTGGACAAACGTGTGCTTGTGCCGCCCTCCTGACAACGACATGGGCCGTTTCTTGGAGATGCTCCGCAAGTCCAATCGGAAGATTGAGAAAGAAAACCGAGATCGCAAGAAAGTAGACAAAGGGGCTACGCTGCTACCCTTGATCCCATCCCCAATGGAGTGCTGCAAGCCCCGGCTGTGGAAAGAGATCGAGCCCTACCAGCACATTCTTACTCTTGGCGGAACTGCGGCGAAAGCACTCTTGAGCAACAGTGTCTCCGTAATGGCGGTTCGTGGTGGTCCCACTGAGATAGACAAGGGGGATCGGGTACTCAAGATCATGCCGACGCTCCATCCTTCTTTCGTGATGAGAGCCCAACGATGGACTCACGTATTCCGGAACGATGTACAACGTGCGGCTCGGTGGTTTCGAGGAGAGTTGGGATGGACGGCTCCTGAGATTCTGTACCATCCTGACCCGGCTACGCTCCGCACTTTCCTTACCGACCCGTCAGTAGATTATTGGACCTACGATGTGGAGACTGATGGAATCGAAGCACTGACGGCCAACCTACGGTGCATTGCCATCGGGACTCCGGAGCGGGTTGTGGTGGTCGGCATAGAAGGCATCCATAAAAACATTTATTTCTACGATTCCCCAACATTGGAAGCGGTCAAGCAGGTTCTCCGTGAGTTCTTCCAAGATCCGACCAAACTCAAAGTGGGCCACAATGCCGGTTACTACGACAAACTCGTAGTCGAGAACCAACTGGGTGTGACTCCGGAGCCCGTTCTGGACACCATGCTAATGCACCGGCTGGTGGAGTCAGAACTGCCTCACTCTTTAGGGTTTGTCGGATCGCTCTATACCGATGCTCCGTCATGGAAAACAGACCGGGAGGGCAACAAAAAAGCCCTTGGAGGGGAGTCTGACCATGAGTTGCATGAATACTGTGCCTACGATGTGGCAGTCACCGCTGCTGTTGTACCTCCACTGTTCGATCAGGTGAAACTCCGCAGGCAGAATGAGGTGATGAAGTGCGACCACAAGCTACAGGAAATCTGTGCGGGGATGCACCGAGTCGGAATGTACGTCGATCAGGAGAAGCGGTTGGAGTTTGAAAAAGAACTCACAGCTTCCGTTACGGAGCATAGGGCCAGTCTCCAAGAAATCACAGGCCGTCCCGACCTCAATCCGGGCTCTGTCTACCAGCTACGTGACCTACTGTTCAACGAATGGAAGTTGGAGCCGCCTGTTGAGGACAAAATCCGCTTTACGATGAGTGGTGATCCTTCTACCTCTGATGCAGTGCTCCGGGCTTGCATGACGATCAAGACCTTGACGGATCAACAGCGGACTGCCCTCTCGTCGATTCGGTACTACCGAAAATCACAGAAAATGCTGGGCACGTATGTCACGAAGCTGCGCTACAACACCACGGAAGCCGGTGGCGGGTGGGACTCAGACGATACATGGGATGAAATAGAACGGAGAAAGGCCCTTGGAGACATGAAAGTGGGCATTGTCGATCCGTTCACCGGGAGAATGCATCCCGGCTACAACGCTCACGTCACCACTTCAGGTCGGTTGAGTAGTTCAAAACCTATCAACGCTCAAAACTTTCCATTCAAACTACGGAGCATGGTTGTCGCAGCCCCCGGAAATGTCCTTGTAGGGGCTGACGCTGACCAGTTGGAGTTACGCATCGCAGCGAGCCGATGGAAGTCGGAGAAGTACCTCCAAGCGTTCTCAGATGGTCTTGATCCACACAGTTCTGTGACGGCGTATGCCATCTTTGGGGATCGCTTCGTGAAAGCGGCAGGTAGTGAGTACCCATGGAAAACAGGCCACCCTTTCAAGGGAAACGCGAAGAAACTCCGTAACCTCTCGAAATCGGTTCAATATGCGTCCCAATACTGGGCAACAGTGGAGACAGTCCACCGGGTGATCACGCAGACCGAAACGGACAACGGGGATGGAACCACCTCTTTGCCCTACCTCAAGCTGTCTCTCCGTGAAGTCCGAATGATGCACGAAAAGTGGGTTTCTGGAGCCAAGTTCGATGCAGGGTGGGACCGAGAGTTGATGACATGGCGGGCCAATGGCTTTTTGGCCGAGCCTATCATGGGCCGGAGAAGGGACTTTCTCGATGGCGAGAACCCCAATGAAATCGTGAACTTTCCGATTCAGGCCGCAGGTGCTTCCCTAATGAACATCGCGATCCTGCGTCTGTTTGAAGAAATCCCCTTCGAGAAATGGGGTCCGGGTACTGGAATCATCAATCAATGCCACGACTCCATCGTTGTGGAATGCCCGGAGTCGGAAGGGCCAAAAGTTGCCGCACTACTCGAAGAGTGCATGAACCTCACACACTCGTCGCTCCCCGGAGTGATTTTTACTGCCACAGCAGACATTGGCCATACATGGGCTGATGTCTAAGGAGACACACATGGACAGCACAGAAAGCATGGAAAGCATGGCCGTTTGGGAACGGCATTTGGACAAAACGGAGCAGATCGTCAGTGATTTGGAAGATACATTGGATGATCTCCGTGAAGAAAATCAGAAGTTGAGGAAGGAGTTGTCTTTGTCCTCTCCCCTGAAAGTAGGGACATTGATTGCTTCGGTCAAAGAGTACCTTGACTGGATCGACAGCCCCAACAACAGCATGTCGGACAATGCTGTCACAATGGTACGGACCCACCTTCGGGACGTGGTGAACGAAGCCCTGCGGGATCTACCATGAGTACGGAGTACAACATCTTTTTGGCGGCTCCAAAAGGGTCATCGGATCTGCACGTTCAGTCTGCCAAATCTCTTGTTGAAGAGAAGTTTGGCGGAGCCGTATCGCACGCTACCGTGAAGGTCGTGACGGCTGATGAAGAATGGGACCGAAGTTTTAGTCAGTCTGGTAGTTGGGACGAATGGACAACCCATGTTGCTGCCGGTGTGGACTACGAGTTCCGGACTCCACTGTACAATGCCATTGTGTGTACTACGGAGAGGGTCGGCAAAGCGACCTCAGACATCGTTACGAAGGCATTGGAAAACCGCCGAATGGTTGCATTGGTCGTGGACAGCAAAATCACACAGGTTATCGGTGTTGAGTCCATCGACAGTGACAACTGGCAAAGTGGATGGCGTCTTACCCTCGATACATGATAGGGTGATGCAAGGAGACAAAAATGGAAACTCCCGAAGATTTGACGGAGAAGGCTCGGACACTGGTACTCAAACTCCAAGCGGCAGGGCACTCCCCAAGCGCGATCGCAGAGAAGCTAAATGGCCGTGTTTCAAGCCGGACGATCTACCGTTGGGCCAAAGGTGAGCACGCACCACAGCAAAGAAGTGACTTGATCGCGCTGGAGCAGCTTGCCGAGACAATGGATGCGTAGCACCCCAACTTTGTTCTAATACTGGCCTGCCCTACCTCTCCGTGACATAGTTGGTCTGCGGAGGTACGTCTTGAAACGTCGGCAGAATGGAATCTTGGGTACAAGTATTTCACTCACCGCGCTGACTGGGCTCGGCGTAGGGGGATGGGTTGCATTCCGTCTGTATGTCCGAGAGAGACTACTGGAAGAACTCCAAAAAGAGGGTTTATCCGAGACTTTTCGCACGGCTGCTGGAGTCGCCGCACTTCTCTCACCCTTCGTGAATGTGGATCTCAATCTCCCACCTCCAGTAGCACTGGCTCGTACCATGGTGCCGATCTGGTCTACTGTGATGCCGGAGGAGGCGCTGCGCGACATTTCAGAAAATGGCCGTCAAAGCCAGTATTGGCCTCCTGAGTACAGAGAGCCCAACCAACTACTCGAAAGTGTAGGGGCGGAGAAAGCGGCATTCCGTAAGCTGGGGGAGGCGATCGGATGACGGATTCCATGATCACCCAACTCCTTGACTTCGGAGCCCTTGGTGTGTTCGCTGGATTCTTGATCTGGCAATACCTTGGAATGCAGAAGCGATTAGACAGTATGGTAGACCGCTTCACGGAGCAGTTGGACAAAATCAATGAGGATTATGACTCACGGATTGAAGGGATGCGGGTTCGATACGATGCCGTCATCAACCAACTCCGTGATGAGAATGCCCAAGGCCAAAAAGAGTTCTTCCGAATGCGTCAAGAGGTGCAGACTGAAGTGGTAGAACGGCTCAATGACAATGCACGGAAGCTGGACGATGCTCTCCGTGAGATCAGGGAGTGTACGAGAAATGTCTAAAGATGCGGTTGTCAAAATCCTGATCTGGTCTATCCCCGTGATTTTTGGGGCTGGAGCCTTTGTGCAACTTGTGACTTCCGACACAGCATCGTTGGGTGATCTCCGTGAAAAGGTGGAGGACCAAGAAAAGGCCCTGTCTACTCATCAGGGATTGTCCGGCCATCCGGTGTCGCAGACCCAAATCCAGCACTTGACGGTGCAACAAGACCAGATGATGACGGAGCAGCGTGAAATGCGTGCCGAGCAACGAGACATCGCGATGGATCTCGCTGCGATCTGCCAAGCC